TTCATTAGTTGTCCTTCCCTGCGTATGCCATTTCAATAAGTGCCTCAAACTCTGCAAGTGAAAGTTTTACAACACCTTTGTAATCTAAGTCGTAACCTTCTGTATCTACTGTTACATAAGTTCCAGCACCTAGAAGTTCTTTAGAAGTCTGAATAACTGAACCTGTTGAGCGTTCTACTTCTGCTTGCACCTTTGCCCTGTGTGCATAAACCTTGTTCTGTTGTTCTTTTTGCTCACGCTCTTTTGCTTCTTGTTGTGAGTTAATTGCTCTCCACTTAGGTTCAAGAATTGCGTATGGTGCAATTATGTCTGCAAGTCGTGAAGTCCAAAAGATTTCCTTGCCGTTGCTATCAAGTGCTTTTACAAGAACACCAACACTTCTGTTACCTGCTTGTGCCTTAGTAAAATCTGTTGCACTTACCTTGCGATTGCTTGGCTCGTATTCATACTTAGTAAGTTCAAGAAGTGTTGCACGAACAACATCATTCTCACGAACAGTATCTACATCTCTTGCACTTCTATTGTTGTATGTCCAACTTGGAACGATTGCATACTCTGTGCCGATTTTTAGTTCTGATAGTTTCATTTGTAGTTCTCCTTGTTAGTGTGCGGATAATTTTTGTTGCGGGGGCAGACTTATTTATCTGCCCCCGATACTTCTTTAGCGAACAACTAGATTGCGTTGTATTGCAAGTCGCACTAAGTCTTTACCTAATACGAGAATGTCTTTTGCAGTTTTGATTTGAGTAAGCAACTCAAACGAATGGCGATAACTTTCAATGGTCTGCACCTGTTCGTCATACTGTGATAAGTATGCTTGGCAAGTAAGAACACCAGCGTTACGCATTTCATTTACTGCTTCCTCACCAACTTTTGTATCCCATGCGCCGTCAGTAATCATAAACAAAACCTTGATTGGCTTATCTGTTTCTGCAAGAACACGCTTTGCAAAAAGAATTGCGCTTTCAGGATTTGTTCCACCACTAGCACCGCCGTCACGAATTGTTGTTCCTGCTTTTTCATCAGCACCATAAAGAAGGTTGGTGCTGTAATCAAAAGTAACAACTGTTGTTCGTGCTTCTACATTCTCTAGTGCTTTCTTGATAGCCCACATGGATTTGTATGCTTCATCAGCATTACGACCCGACATTGAACCCGACTTATCAAGAAGGATTACTGCTTCAATAGCAGTTACATCAGAACGACCTTCATGCCATTCATCAAAACAAGTATCAAACTCCTCACCTTGTAAGTAACGATTGACATTCAAGCGACCTGTATCAACTTCGTTTTCCCATGCAGGTTCGTAGTTAGCACGAAGTCGCTCTAACTCTTTACCGAATGACTTTGCAAGTAACACTAAGTCAGCAGGGCAATTCACTTCATTGTAGTTAGCCTTCTTTGGTGTTGTTGCATTACCGCCGTCTAGGTCAATGGAGATACCTAACTGCTTTGCAATTTGATTTACTTGCTTTGCTAAATCATCAACAACATCATTGAGAACACTATTGAGAACATCAGTAACTTGATTGTTGTCACCTGTTGTTCCACTTTGATTACCGACTTGTTCTTTAGAACCAGCCTCTTTGTAATCATCACCAAAATCAAAATCATCATCTGCGTATTCATCATCATCAAAAGAAAGTTCATCAAAAGAAACTTCATCTTGATTGCCGTCAGAAGTATCGTCAGACTTCTTTTGAGTTGGTGCAGTTGGTGTTGGTAGTTGTGTTGCACCTGTTGGAACATCATCAACGCTATCAACATCAACTATTTTTATTTTGCGTTTTGGTCGTGGTGTATCTCCACCTGCATTTGATTTGTCACGCTCTTGGTCTTTGCGCTTTGCAGGGCGATTGCTACTGCTCTCCCAACCTTCTGTTGGTCTGCCGTTATGTCCGTTAGGATTTTTTACACGATAAATAGTTACTTCACCTTCATCACCTTGACCTTCACCGCTACCACCTTGATTTGGAAGTGGTGGAAGTAAGTCAATGAGTTCTGAAAATCTTTTGATAACTTCTTTTGCTCTTTCAATAGTGTCATTGTCTGCACCCTCAAAAATAAATCCGTTGTATTCAACAACAAGGTCAAACAATTCATCTATGTCTTGTGGTCGCTTGTAACTATCTGTTGCTAACTGTTGAAGTTCAGCAGGTAAATACTTACGACCTGTAATTAGTGGGAACGCAGTTTCTACTGCACTTGTATCCGACAACAAGTAATCAGTAATAGTTGCAACTAACCAATTTGCAGTTGTTGGCAAGTAACCAACTAACAAGTTTTCAATACGACTATCCTCTAAGCAATTAAACGCTTCCCATAAGTTATTTTCTTTTACCCACTTTGGAAGTGCATGTCCGTTGCGTGGTGTGTAACGCAAGTGTGCAAGTTCATGGAAGTCCAACCCTTGTAAAGAAGTTAGAGAACGAGCAGAGAAGTCATCTTTGATTTCTGCAAGGTTCAACCACACTTCCGTAGTGCTTGACCATGCAGGGGCTTTCTGTTCTTTCTTATCAACAACATTTACTGTAATGCGCTTACCTGTTAGAACACTATTTGCTCTTGCAAAAACACTTGCAAGTTTTGTTACACGATTGCGCTTTAGTTGTTCTGCTTGCTTTGTTTCGTTTTCTGTTTCTTGAATGAATGTAGTCATTTACTTACCCCCTTGTATTTTTGTGTCGGATTTTTTTACTGCAATTACTAAGCACTTACACCTGTTAGTTCTTGTTGCAAGTTGTATCGGTGTGCTTCCAAAAGAAGTTTCACACTTGGTCGTTCATCAACTGTGAAGCCCATGAGAAAGTTCTCAACTGCAAACTCATAGTTGATTTCAGTTGCTAAGTCTTGGAACGCAAGTAACAAACGAAGTGAGATAGGAGTTTCGTAAAGTCCTGAGATACTATCTGCACGCATTTGTTCTGCTAGTTGTAGAAGTGTTGGTGATTTAATTAGTTGCTTCTCAATAGTTGTGTCGTAATCAAACATCAACTTAATCTTGAAGCGGTCAAGAACGGCTTGATTTACTTTCTGCGAACCACGATAACCATTGTTGTAAGTTGCTACAACCATGAAGTCTTGGTGTGCATGGACAACTTCACCTTCATTCTCAACAAGTGTGAGAGTGCGATTAGCAAGAACATCTTGTAGTCGTTGCATAATCTTTGGTGTTGCAAAATCAAGTTCGTCAATAACAAGAATGTCACCACGCTTCATGGCTTGAACAAGAACGCCGTCTATCCAACCGACATCACCATTGTTCTTAATAATTGTTTTGCCAACGAAGTGTCCGACTTCAATACCAGCAGACATAGACACAACAACTACGCCTTGATTATTCTTGTATCCGTAAAAGATTGGTGATGAAGTTTTACCACTACCTGCACCACCTTCTAAAAGAACATTAAGTTTTAACTTCTTTGCGGTGTCATACATAACTTGTTCTTTTACATCACCGATTAAATTGCGTTCAATGTAGTGTCCAATAAACTCTTTAGTTGGAACATTTATTGAGTAACCACCTAATACATCTTGCTTTGTTTCTTGTCTTACTACCTGAATGATTGGTGTTGCTATTGGTGCGATTGGTGCGGAAGTTTTTGTTGCGGTCACACTCTTATCCTTTCTGCCGTCAGAGCGATACTGCTCTAGTAGTTGTGGGTCTGTATCAAGAATTACTTTTACATCTTGTAGAACATCAGCAATAGTTCTTGTTGTATCTGTATTGCTATGTCGCAAACCAAACTGCTTTGTTAGTTTCTGAATAAGAACAGTTGGTCGCTCTCCATTCTCTATTGCATAAACATCAACATCAGTTAGTGGTGACGATAAGACTTCACCAACAATGTGTGTGCTACTTGCAGTTGCAATTACATCTACATAATCATTATCAAACCACGCATTAGTTTCACCACGACCACCATTTGTTTTGCGTGTCCATGCGTGATTAGTTCCATTGTGATTAGCGATAAGGATTTGCTTTAGAGTTCCAACTTCATTTGTTTCACCTGTAATAAGAATTGCGTATGACATTTAGTTTTCCGTTTCTATTAGTTGTTAGTTAGTTGTTGTTGTCGTTGTAATCGTCACTAAAGAATGAGCAGTAAAGGTCGCTAACTTCATCAACCTTTTTATTTGCAAGTGTGTTCGTGCTATCCCATAACTTCTTTAGTAACTCAGAGTCAGCGATAGTTGCAAGTACGAACACTAACTTATCTTTTACTTCATCAGCAGTTAGTTCGGGTTCAAGAAAACTAATTGCGTCTTTGATTTCAATTACCGATTGCAATTTATTTGGTAGTGATAACTTCTTTTGTCGAAGTAATTTCGCCCTCATTATTTATTCTCCTTTTCTTAGAAGTGACACTAAAGACATGAAGTGGATTTCACTATCATCATCTATAAGAAGTGTTACGCCGTTTTCATCTACTGTTGCGATTGTTGCAGTTGCTACTGACATTTACATTCTCCTTTTAGTTAGTTGATAGTTAGTTAGGGAAGCGCAAGTCAATGCAGAATTGCGATAGTTGTTCAATGTCATTACTGCGACATTCAGCAGGTGTTGTTATGTAGTTTAGAAAGTAAATAATTGCAAGCACAATGATTGTGATTGCTATGCGCTTCACAATACGACCACGCCTTGTTAGTTTCATTAGTTACTCACTTTCGTTAGTAGTTCCCAACCGACATTTTCGCAACGATAAGTATTTTCGTTGATTGTTATTTCATCACCAACTGATAAAGAAGTATGAGTTCTATTAGCAGGTAGTAAAGGTTGCAGTAAGTTCCAAATAGATAACTTAGTTGCGTTGCGTGTGAAGTCGTAGATTTCATCTTGCAGATTAGTTACTTCATAAAGAAGTTCGCACCAACCATTGTCATTCCAAACATTTATTTCATTTGGTATTTCAATAGTTGCAGAAGTAATACCTTGCTTAGTTGCGTGTGCGTTGTTACTAAACGCTTTGTATGTGATTGTTATTTTCATTAGTTATTCTCCTCAATACGATTTCCGTTTTCATCAACGAATACAACATTTAGTTCTACCTTGCCAAACTCATAAACGAATAACATTCTGAATTGGTCGGGTGTTAGAAGTTGTGCAAGATAATCAACAAGAGTTTCAATGCCGTCTGTTTTGCGAAATACTGCAACTGTCTGTGCAATTTGTTTTGCGTTGTTGTTGTAGTTGCGTTCTGCTTTTGTTAGTCGTTGTGTTGTTGTTGTCATTGTCATACTCCGTTTCGTTAGTTGATAGTTGATTTGAGTAAGTAACTAATTACTCACCACCACTCACTTGCGTAATTAGTGCAAGTGAGTGATAGAAAATAATTATTGAATTGTTTTGCAGTAGAAGTAATAACTAAGTGCATTGTTTTTGCGGAAGTTATTTACTTGCAGAGTAATTAGTATCTGCGACTAACACACCAGCAACAAGTTTCGATTGACCTTAATCAACAGAGTTGTTATTTTTATTTTTAATTCATAATCATTTATTTAGTTACCGCAACTTGCGTATTTATTGTGTGCGTTGTTATTTTGCACTAGCAAGTTGTTTCACGATTACAAACCAAAAGATAATTTTTAGTAAGTTCAAGTAAAAAATAAAAAAACTAATTTTTACTTTCTCACTAACCTAGTCAAAGACCGACGGGCTGGCGTGTTGGGATAAGTGTAGCATTTTGGGAGAGGTATGCAAGTACCCCCAAACTGAGCGTGATTTGGGTCGTGTCGCACCCTATTTTGACCCTTTACAAAATAATCGCCAAGAAAGAGTAGATAGATAGAGAGAGGGAGAAAATAATGATTACAAAAGAAAAACAATTTCAATTTCAATTATGTATTAACTGTTCAATGCAAAATGCAGAGTGTTATTGCGAATGGAGTGATTACGCAAAAGAAGTTATGTAAATTATTTAGTAAGTAATTAGCAGTGCATTACTGAAGATTGCATCATGATTAACAACTAACAACAAGTTGTGTTACATAAAGAATAGTAAGTAGCGGTGGGGGTTCTAGGGGGCGAAGCCCCCTATGTAAAAGAATAATGATTACTGATTACTAAATACGAGAGAGAAGTATTAGATAGAAGTATTACTTAGTTGTGATTGTTGAATGTAATTACATAACTATTCATACATAACAATAGATAGTAAATACGCAAGTAAATAAACATAATGAATTGTTAGTGAAACACAATGCAAAATGCAAGTAATAAATAGTGCGTGATAATAATAAGTAATTACCTGATTACATCAACGAAGTGATAGCCGTAGGCTGGTGTTACAAATACAAGTGATACGAATAAAAAATGCAGTAGCCGAAGTAACTATCAAAACAACTATCAAACAATAAATAAATAACTATTTAGTGCGTGAATAGAACAACTAATACAAGTTACATAAACAAGTAGTGAATGTAATTGCTAAAGAAGTTACATGACCCCCCCACCATTCGGCGTGATTTCCCCAATGAACCGCCAGGTGACCGACGCAGTTGAGGGGTTGGAGCCTAGGCAGTAGCCAAAAGTTTGGTGCCTTTATCCATGTTGCATTTAGCATGGGCTATTTTGACGTTTTGGAGGGTATCTTCCCCACCTAGGGATAAAGGGACCACATGTTCAATATGAGGATAGGTTTCCCACCCAGGTTGCCCCTGTACATGTGGTGCGCTTAGGTCAACTGGAGTGTTGCACAGATAGCAACCATATCCATCACGGTCAAATATCTGTTGACGGGTGTAGTAACGATGTTTTGAACCCTTATTACGAACACGGTCCCTATTTCTAGGTGGACGTTTGTGGGGGTTCTTTTTTAGCCACTCTTTTTCTTTAGCCTTGTATTTAGGGTCTGAATGCCACAGGTCACGCACATATTTTGCTGCAATCTTTTTGCAGGGCTCACATGCGGTTCCGTTAGCCTTTTTGCAACGACGGTAGTCGCCAATGGTAATACCGTGTTGGTTTTTAAGCATTTCTTTCTCTACAGCCTTGGCATAACTCTTCATTACCCTATGTAACCTTTTGATAAGAATACGGCGTTGGCGTTCTTCTCTGGCTAACTGTTCAGCGGCACGGCGAGGAGCACAAGCAGCCGCTTTGCGGGCGTTGGCTTCAGCAAAGTTTCTTTTGCCAGCCTCTATAGATTTCTCAATCCCCATGGAAAAAGACTACCACCCCTACCAAATAAGATTTCACTTTTTCTTGTAAAGGCAGTAGCCTAAAGTCAACCTAATCGAGGAGGCTTTATGGAACTACTACTTCTATCATTTCTACAATCAGCACTTGCACAACTCTTAGCCATTTTGATGTTCTTGCTATGAGTTACATAATTACATTCGGTGCGGGCAAATGGGACTCGTGGGGCTTTAGCATCTCGTACTGCCACTATGACCACACCCTGGCGATTAACTTCATCCATTGGTATGCCTATGTTGAAGTCAACACGAAACGAGATTAATTAGCCGTTACAAGGAGAAAAGAAATTGACTAAAGTAATAACCAAAGGCTATTGCGGTACATGTGGCAATTGGGCCACGGACTGTAAAACCGTCATCGTGTATGGCACACCAGAAAAAATTTGCCAAGATTGTCGGGAGAGCAAATGAGCCATGAACATGATTTTATAAAAGACCTAGATGGTCAGGTGACCTGCTCTATCTGTGGGGCAATGGATGATGAGAAGGATGTTGGATGAGCCACATCGTCAATTTAAGCAAAGAGGAAGTGCGTGCCTGCGCTGACGTAGCACTTAACCGTTGGATGATTAAATTTGGCTCCGAGGACAGGCCAAACTATGCAGGCGATAACAAACGTAATCTTGAACCCGAAATCGCCGCAAATGTCAGAACCATTGTGGCTGAGTACGCTGTGGCTAAGTTGTACAAGAAGTCATTCACCTTCCCGTTCTACACCAACGAAGAGCACCACTATCGCAAAGACATTGCCGAGGTAGGAACGAACATCGAAGTCAAGTCCATCCGCACTAAAGATGAGATACCCGTCTTTCCCAAAGACATCCGACCAGGGTGGCTACTTGTAGGCGCACGAGTTCTAGACCGTGATTACTATTCGCAAGTAGAAATCTTTGGTTGGCTTCCTATGGAAGAGTGCACACGTGATGAATGGAAATACGCCCCAGAAGGTTCGTGGAGAATCCCACTAGACCAATTTAATCAGGATATGATTTAAATCCACTCACTCGTATCTTCATCATAGGCACGTGAGTATGTACGCTCTGCGTGACAATTGGCGCACACTAATTCGCAATTATCAATCTCTTTCTGAATGCGCTCTAAGGATGAGGACGCACGAGAGAGGTCAGAGACTGAGCCGTTCTTATCGTAGATATGGTCGAAGTGCATCACGTAGAAGGGGTAGAACTCCCCACAGTCCATACAGGGGTTAGACTCTTTAATGTTCTTTATGTACTCACGGTTACGTAGGCGCAACTTCTTATTGGAGGCAGCAGACCTTGCCTTATAGCGCTCTATGTTTTCCTCATAATGCTTCTTTGAGTACTCTTTCATATAGGCCTGGCGTGTAGTCATATCTTTAAATGGCATGGTGACAACTTACCACACGGAGTTGAGTTTCGAAACCCGCAGGTGTATCTTGTGGCAATGAAAATAGGACGCTATGAATTACGTAAACCACTTGTTAAATATGTAGATATGCCAATAGAGAAAGAACTCTTCTTGGCGGTTAAGAAATCCATACTAGAAGATTTACTCAAAGATGTGGAGGAGGAAATAAATGGAGGGCGTTAAAGTTCCAGGAATTAAAGAACGGCAGTTTTACAAAGACGACTATGGTTCAATGATGCACGAGTATGAGAAGCATCTGCAATACGGAAAGAAGATGCCCAACAAGAAGTGGGAAAAAGAAAAAGACAAACTCCGCAAGTGGACTCAAGCAGACCAGTTGTTTGAGGATGAACTGTGGGCGTCGTAAACACAGGAAGCAGTTTCAAGGAAAAAAGCACGGTCGGGTTTGACGATGGAGCATTCCTATGGGATGCCGATGGCAATCATTACCTTCGTGTTGAACTAGATTGTGTCTTGGGTCTAGACGATGTTTCTGGCGAGTTGGTGTGGCGCTATAAGATGAATACGACCAGGGGTGGCAAGTGGTACATCAAGAAGCGAGAGAAACGTGTTTACCTAACCGACGTCCCTACACCTAACGAGGTGGACCTTCGAGATGAAGAAAGCCTGTGGAACTCTTAGCCCCCCTCTTCCCCCGCCATTTGCAATAATGGCCCTTAATGATTAACGACTCTCGTTATGAAGCCTGGAAGTGTAAAGTTTGCGGAAAGCAATACGTTGTCCCAGACTTAGCACGAGGTTGCGAGATTAAACACCACGACGCTGCAAAGGAGCGATTAAATGGCACGTACAATGAAGCAGAAGATTCACGGTTTTAATCCAGCCGATGACGCACATACAGCGTACCGAAAAGGACTAATGGCTGCTGCAAACATTCCTGGTGTTACTGGAGGAGATAATATAAAAAGTCCAGAAGCACGTAATGCTATTTTAGACCTTGCTTCAATGCACCGCCAAGCACGCAAAGACCGTGGTCACTCTGGACCAGACCTTGTTAAGTCAAAACGCATTAGTGCTGATGGGGATGTGGTTGCACGTAAGAAGAAAGCCGTTGCGCCAAAGAAGGCTAAATAATGGCAACATGCATTAAGTGCGACCACGACATATATGACACCGTATGTTTTAATGATGAGTGCAAGTGCGTATGTTCAAGGACGGAAATCTAATGGCTGCTAAAAAGATAAAGCCTGTCTCTAAAATTAAGTCTCAGATGAAACCGCCAAGTGCTACAGGTTATTTAGCAGAGGCTGTTAAGGCTGTCCGCATCATGGACCGAAAGAAGAAGTTGAAGTAATGGCTAAAGTAACTGGACCTAAAACTTACGGACCTTACAAAGGTTCTAAACAAAACGGTGGTCGCTCTATTGTCGTTAAGTATGACCCAAAGTCTCAAAAAACTACAAGCACTAATGCTGCTCGTGATAAGAAAGAAAAAGAATTAGGGCGCAAGTTATCTAAGAGTGAGCACGTAGACCACAAAGACAATAACAAAGACCACGGTGGTTCAAAGAACTTACAGGTAATGAAAGCATCCGAAAACATCGGCAAGGGAAATAAACATAGGAAGAAGAAAAAGTAATGTACGAATATCGTGTAAAAAAAGTAACTAAGATTGTAGACGGCGATACAATTGACGTTGATATTGATTTAGGTTTTGACATATCTTTTTCTTCACGTGTTCGACTTGCAGGTATTGATACTCCAGAATCTAAGACTAAAGATTTAGATGAAAAGAAGTTAGGCTTAGAAGTTAAAGAGTACATAAAGCACGCTGTAGCAGAGGCCAAAGAGATTGTCATACGAACTGAAAAGCCTGATTCTTCAGAGAAGTACGGTCGTATCTTAGGTTGGCTCTTCCTTGATGGAGTTTCTTTTAATCAACATCTCATTGATGCTGGTTATGCTTGGGCTTACCTTGGAGGAACAAAGGTAAAGAATTTTGAAGAACTAAAAACAAAAAGAACAAAGGAATAAAAATGGCTGAAAAAGGAACAGTAGCGGCAATGCTTGAAGTTGCTAAGGCAGAAGTAGGAACTGTTGAAGGTCCAAAAGATAATGAAACTAAGTACGGCGCCTTTACAAAGGCTAACTATCTTGCATGGTGTGGAAGTTACTGTATGTGGGTGGCAGCACAAGCGGGCGTAAAGATTCCTAATACAGTCTCTACTGTGGCAGGGGCCGCAGCATTTAAAAAAATGGGTACATGGTTTGAGGCTGACTGTGGTCAATCTCCACAACCAGGAGATATCCTGTATTTTGATTTCCCAGGAGATGGGGTTGACAGAATTTCTCACGTAGGTATCTGTAAAGGCATTAAGTCAGATGGCGTTGTCTACACCTATGAAGGAAACACATCTGGAAAGAAAACTGGAAGCCAAAGAAATGGCGGAGAAGTTTGCGAGCAGGTTCGTGCATACAAGACCAACAAGGAAAAGGTTATGGTCTCAATTGTAGGTTGGGGTCGTCCTAACTATAAGGGCAACGAGGTCACTGCTAAAATACCTGTCTCAGAGGCTCCAGCCTTTCCTGGACGCATTAACCCAGGAGATAAGGGTGAAGGCGTCAAGGTTGTACAAAGAGCCCTAGGACTCCTTGCAGACGGGGATTACGGTCCCGCCACAAAAAAGGCTGTAGTTGCTTTTCAAGACAATCATGACGTAGTTGACTCAAACGGTATCATTGGCCCTAAGACTTGGGCGGAACTGGTCAAATTCTTATAAAACGGACATCTTGACCTACAACCCTCCAGAGGTACCTAATGGTATTCTTGGAGGGTTCTTTCTTGGAAGGGGTGGACATGACAACAATCGTAGGTGTTCAGTACAAAGACAAATGCGTTCTTGCTGCTGATAACCAAGTAACTGGCGATGGCGGACGTCGTTACAACCATCCTGATATGAAGAAAGTTGCACAACGTGGAGCATTCCTTATTGCAGGCAGTGGAGAAGTTCAACCTTGCGATGTTGTACAGCACATGTGGAACCCACCAAAACTTACAGCGAAAGATTCTGAAGATATTTATCACTTTATGATTTCCAAAGCAATGCCTTCCCTTCGAAAGTTTTTGACTGATAATGGTTATGACTTTAATGAAGGAAAGGGGGAAGGGAAAGCAGATGAGAGTAGGTTTAACTTTCTCATCGCTGTGGGGGGCGAAATTTTTGATATAGCCGATGATTTGTCGGTTTGTCGTTCTGAGGATGGAATCTACGGTATAGGTTCTGGCTCTCCTTACGCTATCGGTGCTTTACATGCGGGTAAGACTCCGCAAAAGGCTGTGGAGATTGCTGCCAAGTTAGATGTCAATACTTCAGGACCAGTGCAAATAGTGGAGCAATACAAGTAAACTGATAGGGTAGACACATGAGTAAGAGACAAGAAAAAATTATTGCAAACAAAGAAAGCCAACAAGAGTTTCTAGAAAAAAAGAAACTTAAGCCGTTTGAAGATAGATGGGAAGAATCCCAAATTAAGGCTGCAACAATGCAGTCAGTACTGGACTATGCAGTAGAACAGTTCACAGAACACAGAGATGAATTAGAAGAAGAAATGATTACAAAGACAGAAGAACAGATTAATGAACGTCAAGAACAGATAAAAGAGTTCATAATGAGTGAAAAAGAACTTTATTTAGAGAGTATTGGTATACAAGAAGACTGATAATAGGCGGTATGCCTAGAGGAAAAAAAGAACCAGAATTGGTCAGGGGTGGCAAAGGTCCGTTTAAGTTAAATCAAACGGCACCAATATTTAACGACAGGCGCACAAAACGTAATCGAGACCGTTCGACACAACTTCGGAATTCTATTGAACGGAGTAAAGACGAATGAAAATGTTTGGAAACATTTTATTAAGAATTGTTGCAGTGTTTTGCGCTAGTGGTCTTGGCGTTATTGGTGCTGGTTCTATTGCTGGTATTTCAGTTGCTAAGGCGGTAACAGTTGCTGGCCTCACAGCGGTAGCAGCAGTTGTTGAGAAGTTGGCTCGTGGCTTTATGAATGATGGAAGACTCTCATTAGATGAGATTAACTCTGCGTTTGCAGCAGTTGATGTTAACTCTAAGACAGCGGCTGACTTACAAGTAGAAGCAAATCAATCTGGAGCAGCAATTACAATTGCACCAAAAAATAAAAAAGACGACCCAAACTACAACTAGTTTCCAGTTTTATAAAACCCTGAACCTTTAAACTGAAGTCCAAAGGGTGTAAAAACACGTTGAAGAGCGTAGCCACACTTATCGCAGACGTAATTAGGTTCTGCGTCGTGAATGCTACGCTCTTTCTCGTAATCTAAATCGCACTGTATACATGCATATTCATACTTGGGCATTAAGGTATTAAAACATACTTTCCAGTAGCGTACTCATTAGAAGCGCTAGTTGCTTTAGAAAGAATTACCGCATAAGTAGCATCTACAGAAGCCTGTCGGTTTAGTAGCCAAAGACCTGAAATAGACGCAGTTGCGTTAGATGTTCCAGCCATGAACTTTGTAGTCCCATTTGCGTTAGTTACAAACCAACGACCATTGGCGTAAAAATCAACGGCAGAAGAAATGTTGCTGTATCGAGCAATGTATGGCGCAGCCTTGCTATCCCAAGCGTATGGCTCTGAGCCAGCCCATGGGTTATCGGTTGCCCCTACTGCTACAACATCCGCAATGCAGGCAGGTGAGTTGATTGCTGTTTTATTACTGTTGTTTCCTGTTGCTGAAATTACTGCAACATTGCGTGCTTTGAGAGTTGCAATCTGCTCAACCATGCCTGCAGGGACTTTACAGTTAACAAACACTCCGCCTTGTGAGATGTTTACAACTGCAATGTTGTATTTGATTTGATTAGCAATTACCCAATCAAGAGCCAGTTTTACCGAATCCAAAGTATAAAGACCAGCATTACCGTTTGGATTTACTCCAACTATACGAATTGGCAATAATTTGGCTGAAGGATTTACCTTAGCAATAATAGAAAGCATCTGTGTACCGTGGTCAAGAGCCTTGTCTTTAAATGCAGGAAGTGCTGATGCTCCTGCACCTTCCATTGAAGTTTTTCCATTTGCACATGTGTATGACTCAACTATGCAATATTCAGCAACAATCTTGTCGCCAAATAGTGAAGGTGTTGTTCCTGTATCAATTACTACAATTGATGGTGCTACTTCAGCATGTGTTGGTACAACTGTTGTACCAATAAATACTGCTGTTACTAAAGCATAAAATAACTTTTTCATTTTTCCCTCTTCCGTTGTTATTGCCCTCAGAGTACAACCTTGAGTTGAGATAGCACAACTTGCAGCAAGCGTTTACCCTAAAGACGTTATACCTTCTTTAGAAGATGCTTAAGTTGGAGCATACAGCCTCGCTGTAGGGGGTAAAATAAACCTATGATTTCTCAGGTGCAATTTGGAAGCCAGGCTATGACAGCCAGCAA